TCGATAGTATTATCTGTGGTGTTTGCGTATGCTTCTAAGAGTTGAATGATCAAATTCTTCACAGCAGATGTGGAGAGAAAGGTCATTAAGATGGGTTTGATAATGATCACTTGTTTAGTGGGAGTTGTATAGTTGGTGATTTTGTGAAGCTCTCAATTAGTTGTTTCTTTTCTTGGATCTCTTCTATTACTTGTCCAGTAGGTGAGTTCCTAAATTCGTTTATCTTATGGATACCGAATGAACCACCAGCAATAATCAAGACAAATAGTGCGATTCTAACTTTCATCTACTTTCTTCGTAGTCTTTTTCTTTGCAGGTTTCTTAGCTTTAGCTTCTCTTGCTGCAAGTATGTCGCTTAATGTACTCATTTTTTATCAGTGGGTTGTTTTTGATTTGCTAATACGGCTATAGGTACAACGTCACTACAAAGTTCTTCAAACCTGGAATCAGGTCTTAGGGTAAAACCTCTTTGCATGAAGCGTGTACAGTTATCAATACGAACTAATTCGTAATCAAGCCTTAATTTTTTAAGTTGCTTATCAGCAATTGCCTTACATATTTCTACGGAACGACCATCTAAAGGAACCATGAAAGATAGCTGTACTCCCCAGTTCTGCGTAATGCTGTATGACTCTGGATCGTATGGTCTACCTTCTGTTCCTAAGTAATAGGGAGAAAGGCTCATAACAGGACCGTTACAAACCACTCCCCCTCCATATTGTTGCCGTGAAACTCCAGAGTTGTTCTGGAATTGCACAGCTTGATTGGTGACATTTCCCGTTGCAGCAGCTGATGTTTGAGGGTTTAGTACTGTATTACCTTCCCCTACTTCAGCCTTTGCTGGTACTCCTACTGAGAGAAGACCGATAAGGAAGTAGTAGTAGATGTTGTATCTATTGTTCTGTTGATGTCGGTTACTTCTATTATCCCTGCTGCTCTGTTGACTATTTCTAGCTGAAAGTTTGATCCAGGGGTTGTTATATCGAAGTTTGTTCCAATAGCGTTTATATGTGCTGAAGGCGTGATGTTGTGTCCAGTCCAACTGGAATAATCTCCTCCATATACTTGTGTTTGAATTGTCTCAACTATATTTTGAGTAGAGTTCGTTGTTGAATTCATCGAACCTTGGGTGAAGGCGGGTGTGACAGTATTAGCTCTAACTGCAGTTGGAACTAACAAAAATAGAGCAAGTAAATACTTCTTCATGCGTCTTCTTTTTTTTTAACCATGGGACAATTAACGGGAGGTTGCTTGCCATTGCCATTTTTATTACCAGTGGTCAAGCCAAATGTTGCTAAGGCTCCCGTAAAGACCGAAGCAACGAACGTGATATCTGAGTTCCCACTTTTTTTAAACATGGGAATCTCCACGTAATTCATGGTTATGATTCAAATAAAGCCCGACCAAACCACAACTCCTAGACGTACAAAAGTTCCAAGGATTTCTATTTGATGTTCCTTATCTTCTGCAGCATCTTTGAGCTTGCTTAATAGGTTTGGTTTAGGGCTTTTTATCTCCTCCTTTGTTTCCATTAAGTTTCTTTTGTATTCTTTTAGCAAGCTGCATAATGATAGGTTTCATTACTTTTACAGTTTGCTTAAACAATGAAGTTACCGTAAGGGTAGCTATAACAGACACTGACGCTGTTGTTCCTGCAGTCACGAGTATTTCTTCTTTGGGAACTGGAAACGTCAGGTCAGTGAAGGGTATATCTATACGTTTAACTTCAGCAGCTTCTTGCTTTGGTTTGGGTGGTTTTCCTTCCTGTTTTCTTTGAAGCTCCTCTTCCATCAACTCTTCCATCTCAACCGTAGGAACGCCTACAGGAGGTGCTAATACAGCTGGTGCTACCACAATGGTAGGGAAGGTAGGTAACTCTGCTGTTGGTTGTTCTAAGGTAGGTGTAGGTATATCTATAGCACCTGGAATAGTTAATGCATCAGGTAGAGTTATGGAAGGGAGTATGTTTTCTTCCATTTATCAATAATACTATGTAAATCATATCCAAGTTCTTCTGCAATAGTAGAATATTTTTGTAAAAAATTATCTTGATGGTGTTTCAAAAAGACTTCTAAATCTTCTTTTCTTCTACGACCTCCTACAAATCTTTCACCTCTATTTATAAAAGGATCAGCTTTTCGTAATTCGTAAAACATACCATCAATTTTATTTTTTATTTCATGTTCTTCTATGTTTTGCATGTATTCTTTATTACCTGCTTTAATTGCATTATCTATATTTTCAGAAGACCAATTAAAATTCATAGTATCGTTAACTTTATTTAAAGTTCCACGAACATCTTTAACCATATCCTCATACTTAATCATTAGTTTAACTCTATTTTTCCAAGAATTATAATGATCTATATAGTAATTATTTAATATCCAAAACTTTAAATTAGATTCAACATTATGAGGTTTGTAAATTAAATCACCACTTATTCTTTGATGACTTAACCAAGAAAACATTATATCAAAAGGATTCCTATAGATAAGGATGACTCCATCATTATCTTTTATAATTGGAATATCTTCAGAATAATTAGCATGGCTTTTTACAAATAATCTTTTATCAGTATCAGGCCAAATATAATTTTCTTTCCTATCAAAAGGATAAAACTTTGCAACATCTAAAGAATTAATTGGTATACCTTTTTCTGCACCATAAATTAAAAACCTAAACCATGTAGCACCAGCTTTAACAACTGATGTAACTACAATACGAGTCATGATAAATCAGGTTTAATATCAAATATTAAATGAATTCTATCTATACTTGATTTGTTTTCAGCACTATGCCAAGTAAGATTGTTTATCTCTGTAGCTTTTCCTTTTTGTATTGACATGGTTTGATCATCAACTGTAAACAAACAATCTTCACTTGTAATTATTGGTACATGAATTCTATGACTATATTTAAAAACTTCAAATGAGTCTTTATGTTTATAGATCTGTTTACCTGCTGGTAATTTTGCAAATAAATACCGTTGAACTATGTATTTATTTAAACCAAGTACTTCTGCTGCCTTAGCGAATACTTCATCTAATATTGAATATTTAGAAATTAAAGTTGTATTTACAACTGTTATTGGATTTGTTTCTGTTTTATTCCAAAACTTTAATAAAATAGCTTCTGTTTCTCTATGGACTGATAATTTATCTTGTCGATAAGTATTAGCTAACCATGTAGATTGAGATTCTCCTTTTATTAAATTTTCAATAGTTGTAATCTGTGTATCTGTTAAAGTGAATAAATAATTAAAACTGTCCATATTAATCCTCTGAAATTTTAGGAGGACCGGGTACTTGATGAGTATGCGGCCAACCGTTTTTAGTTGGTAAGTCTCTCAGATATTTTCTATACTCTCTAAATTCTATAACTTTTTCTTTAGTTAAAGGACAATCAGGTAATTGAGTCCAATCTGTTTCAGTTAAACGACCATTTCTTAGTTCTCTTTGATTTCTATTTTCCCATTCATCTACTTGTCTTTTTTCTTCATCTGTCATCTCTACGACTGACCATTTTTGGTAATAGACACCATCTTTAAAAGTGTTACCATCACGTATAGCTTTATGATAATAGCCTGTGCCGGGTACTGGTTCCTGTACTATTTGTGCGAAATCAGGATTCCAATCTTTTACAGTAAAGTTTCTTGTAAACCCAGCAACACGTAAATTTTCAAAAGCTGCTTTCAATTCAGAGAAGTTGTAAAATTCGTTTGTTTTTGTATTTATATATTCCATATTTAACTCATATTAGCAGTGTTTGTGGAAGGAAAAGTTCTATATGTACCTTGGTTATCGCTATCCCATAGTATTCTTACAAAGCCGGGAGCACCAGCACCGGGCGAACCGTTACCATGATTACCCATTCCTCCACCGCCGTAGTTACCACCAATGCAATAAGTAAAACCACTGAAAGTACCACCGCTATTATTATGTTCAGTTCCTCTAGATCCACCTGAACCCGGTTGACCAAATTCAGCAGTAGCAAAAGTGGCATGGCTTGAAGTATCTCCAGTATTATTATGCTGACCTGCTGATCCACTAGAACCTTCACCTAGATAGCTGATACCACCTCCAGAAGTAGGATATATCATCCAACCGCCTCCACCGCCAGCTCCACCGCCAGCACCAGCTGTTGCGGCTGTAACATTGTATCCACCACTAGAATATCCATAAGTAATTGTACAACCATTACCACCGTTACCTGAATAACCAGCAGCACCGCCTCCGCCGCCACCGCCGTTACCACCAGAACTTTGGTTGACTACACATTTACCACCATAACCGCCAGTACGGCCAGTACCAGACCATGTAGCTGAGTTACTACCTCCGCCAGTAGCTTGACCACCGTTAGCATAAGAACCACCTGAGCCTCCTACAGCTCTAATATAACTACCTGTTGGATATACAGCAGCACCGTTTATAGCACCACCATATCCAGTAGCAAACCAACTATTTCCTCCACCTGAACCCGCTGAATCACCAGAAGGTTGAGATCCACCTTGACCAACACCTATGTAGTAAGTAGTTCCGGGTGTTACGGCGAGACCATTAGCGTATATTAAACCGCCGCCTCCACCGCCACCTCCAGCCTTATTCTGGAAAACATTACAGCAGTACGGAATGTAGTAATCAACTAATTCACCACCACCGCCTCCACCTCCTGCACCGAGACAACAAACGCTAACGTAATTAACACCAGTAGGACATACCCAAGTATAAAGAGTAGTACCGGGGTCACCAACTCCTCCAGTAGGGTAAGTAGTTCCCCCGCCAGTTGTAGGTGTACCAGTACCAGTACTGGTGATTGCTGGGTTTATTGTATTTACTTGCCAAGGTCTTTTACCTGTGGCTGTTGTTTGACCTCCAGTAACATTTTCAGCACCAGCACCTAATAAAAGCTGTTGTATCGTCATGAAAGACCAGCTCCACTAATGTAAGCAGTGTTTGTACTTGTAAATAATATAGTTGCCATTCCTCGTGCAGCTAACACGCGATTACCTGTTGCTGCATCAGCAGTATTATAAAGAGTATTCACAGAAGCAGTTAGAGTAATATTTGATCCACTGCTATTTACAATCGTTACAGCATCACCTGTTGAGAAAACTCCAGTAGGGATAGTAATAGTACCTGTAGCTAGTATATGTTTACCAGCATCAGTAGCAACTAATGTATATGTACTTTGAGAATTTTGAACAATTGTTCTTACATTACCTTTTGAATCAGATATAGTTGACGTGCCAGTAATAGCACCACAACCAATTGTTCCTACAGTGATATTTGGTGAACCTGTTAAGCCTGAAGCATTAGTAGCTGTAGTTGCTGTAGCTGAGTTACCAGAACAAGCTGCTGCTGTAGTCGCTGTTGCAGCGTTTCCTGTACAAGAACCTGAAGAACCTGATGTATTACCAGTCACATTACCAGTTATATCACCAGCAAATCCTGTAGCTGTAAGTATACCTGTATTAGAATTAAAGGTAAGATTAGTACCAGTTTTAGGTGCTAAATCACCTGTAGCAGCAGTTGTAAATAAGACATTGCAAGAAGTATCTGTAGATTCATCTGCAACTGTAATTGTAGTTGGTACTGGAATAGTTTGCCATGAGCAACTATTGTCTCCATCTTCTCTTAAGAATTTAGTACCACCAGATTCACCAGTAGATAATACTGCTGTGCCTTCAGGCGTACTGCTAATAGTACCCCAACTTAACGTATCACTACCATTTGTTTTTAAGTATTGACCATTTGATCCAGCACCATCTGGAAGAGTAAGTGTAACGTCTGCGGTTACTGAATCAGGAGCTTTTAATCCTAAATAGTGACTACCGTTAGCATCTGTCTCAGATAGACGTATCTCTTTCGCATTATCTAGTACCAAGTTACCAGTTAGGGTATCTCCAGATTTAGCAACTAAGTTACCTGTAGCTGTTACACCACCTTGCCAAGCACTACCAGTATGAACTTGTAATTCATTAGAAGAGGTATTGAAATATAAATCTCCAGCAGCTAGTGCATTACTACCTCCATCAGTAGATGGAGCTGAAGAAGCTATTTGATATAAATCAGCAAAGTTATTAACATCAGCTATATTAGTTGCAACAGTAGTAACATTAGCTGCTACACCAGCAACAGTTGTTACGTTGGCAGATATACCTCCTACTGTATTGATATTGGTAAGATTACCTGCAACTGTATTAACATTAGAAATAGAACCACCAACGTTATTAATATTAGTAATAGAGCCAGCAACCGTAGTTACTTCAGTAGCTTTTGGTACTTGTCTATGAAATGTATAAGTGTTTAACGTAGAGGTAGTCTCTACAATCATTCCAAAAGTAGCAGCATAAGTTGTGCTATTAGCTAAACCAGTAATGGTAACGGTTGAGTTTCCGACAGTACCATTAGCAATCGTTGCCACTCCACTTCCATTTGAGGTGAGGTTACTAGCGAGAGCCTTAATAGATACAAGAGTTCCAGTGCCGTTATTAACGTCAGGGTTAGCGTTAGGAAAAGATGTTTCATTAGCTATTGGTACGAAACCACCTACGTCATCTACTAGGTCAATAATTCTGTCATTGATAGCAGCAGTTGTAGCTATGGTTGTGTCATTGTCTGGGAAGGTATCACCATCTTTAATCGTGTCACCTGTACTAATATTGAAATAACGAGCATCTGCTTCAGTTTCTGTGTAATACCTTCCGTCTAATGCACCGCCTGTTAATTCAGTCTCTGTAAAGTATCTGTTATCTAATTGACCAGCATTTAATTCAGTTTCTGTGTAATACCTGTTGTCTAGTTGACCAGCATTTAACTCAGTCTCTGTGTAGTATCTGTTATCTAATTGACCTGCATCTAGCTCTGTTTCTGTATAGTAGCGACCATCTAAAGTGCCTGTAGTTATGTCACTTGCAACAATACTTCCATCAACTATGTTAGCCGATGCCACAGAGTTGTCTGCTAGTTCACTAGCCCCCACAGCATCTGCAGCTATTTGATCAGCTCCGATTGCTCCATTGGCTATAGAGATAGTTACTTGACCACCAGATGCAGTTTTAGTAATACTTTGACCTGCAAGTACATCACTTGAAAGTGCAGTATCAATCTTGGCATCAACTCTGCCATCAATAGCTCCTGTGGTAGCAACTCTTGTATTGTTACTAGCCCACGTTTCAGTACTAATGATTGTCTCATCACCAGTTTGCCAAGATGTATCTGTTTTATTCTTACTCTCTTGAGTTGTATATAAGTTCTGTAAGAAGTTATCGTTTAAGTCTTGAGACTTGATAGCTGATCCTGCATAGAAGGTGGCAGCTGGTGAATCAGTATCAGTATCACGATAAATTCTAATTGAAGAACTATTGGCAGGTGCAGTATTAAATTGTACAGTTGTAGCCGTTGGGGTGGTAAAGGCTGTAGTCGCTGTGCCATTGATACTAGCTTTAATATCAGTGGTCTTTAAATATGGGAATGTAAATGAGTAAGTGGTGGTGGAGCCATTACCTGTAAATGTGTTTTCAGTTACTGCCATTTTATGTTGTTGTTAGTTTTTAACTCCGTATTTTAAGAATTCTCTCTTTGCGTAGTTCTTTCTTGATGATTGAGCAGCTTCATCAATCCTGTTCTGACTCATAAGACGTTTAGTTCTTTGTTTACCAAGACCTAAGATATCTAGATGTTCAAACCTTGGATCATCAGCTATTCTCTTCTCTGCATTCTTTTTCTCAGTATCAAGTAGCTTCTTAATCTTTTTGTAGATAGGTAATTCATTTCTAAACATACCTACTTCAGCTTCAGATTTACCGCTAGTGACAAATTGTCTGAGTTTATCTAGTTGTTCATTGTAGATTGGATTATCTTTCCATTTATCTATCTTTTTCCACATCTGAGCTTCACCCATAAACTTACCAATCAGTTCACGTGCCTCTGGTGAGTACTCGTTGCCATAACGGTCAGTTTTGATTTCAGCTAGATCATTGAATCCACTATTAAGTAG